AGCAGAGTAAGATCCATACCCATAGTCACAGGCCCTAAATTTTCTCCACCCACTAGGTATCTCATATGGCTCTATTACGTGGGTCTTTCTGTCAAACTCTGTAAACGCTGCACCCTCTGCAATATCCCAACTTCCATATAGTAGTTGCTTTCTTTGTACCTCTGGTAGAGACAGTAGCATCGTTTCGTAATCGCCCTGATTATAAAGGTATGGATTATCTTTTAAACTAGCAGGTATAAACCTTCTTTGGAACAATGGCTCCCCTGCTCTACTGTGGCCCTTTGGATACCGTAATATCTCCTTTGTCTCAGGATCTCTAGCCCAAAACGATTTGTTTGGGGTTGCTGGATCTATGAACATCTTCTTAACCCAAGAATGTCCTGGCCCTCCTGGGTTTGTAGTAGCTCTCATATATACTTTTATCTCAGGGTTTGTTGACCTTAATCGAGATCTGAGATAATCCCAAGGAAACGCTGTAGGATATTGCGTAAGCTCGTCAAAACCCACGTACGAAAAGCTCTGACCTTGGTAACGAAGTACGTCTTTATCCTGTTCCAGATACGTGAGCCAAATTCTCGCACCCGAAGGAAAAGTCCATTGACTCTTTCTTTCAGACCATTTGGCCCCACGATAAAACTTCGGATACAGTTCCGTAGATTTGTGAATAAGTTCCCTAAGTTCGTCATTTGTTCTCCTAAGTATTAATGCGCTATGGTCAGCGTGTTGACAATATCTCAACGGGTCTATTAATAGCGCAAAACTTTTACCTCCTCCAGCAGCACCACCATATAATACTTCTCGCTCTGGTGCATCTATGAACTCTTGTTGTGGCCCCTCGTTTAACGTAACATAACTGGTATTAGTCTGCTCTTTTTGTTCTTCGCTAGGCGAGGAGTTTGTCTGCCCATTCGGTGTCGATTCTATCTCCTCTTTGTTCAACTGAAGCGTAGAGGATTTTTTCTTGGATGCTCTTTTCCTTTTCGGCATACTCTTTCGCTTTGGAGGCATAATGTCTGTACGATTGGACTGCATTCTGTCTATCTCTTTCTCTATTTACTAATTTGTGTAACGCCTGATAGGTTATAGTTCTACCCGTTTTAGCAGACAACCATCTGGAAACTTCCCTATAACTACAAGTCTTCAAGTACTCTTTAGCCTCAAGTAGTGCATCTAACTGATCCTGTATAGGTAGCAGTATGGTATCGTCATTCGGATCAGCCTCATACCCAAACGGTATCTGTCGGCTCTTTCTTACAACTGGCCTCCAAGTATTCTTAGTGGGTGTTTTTTCCATTGTCCTCATCTTCTTCGTATTTAGGCTCTGCCTTTGGTGCAAACATTATCATACTTTGTGGCTCTGCCTGTACGGATATACGCTCCGTTTTAACTATGCCCGTTCTATCTAGGATTTCACGGGCTGCTGATATTCTATCTCGATTACCTAAAGCGGTAGGGTCAGTCAATACACCCGTCATTGCCATTGCTGCCATCGGCCCATTCGACGCTAGATACATTTGCGTCCTATCTATTATTTCGTTCTGTAGTGTTTGTATTACAGTGCTAGTCTTTGTGTTTTCGCTATATCCTGCAATCTTCATAGCAGTTCGTATGTTGCCATTGGCATCGTCAAATAGGCAGTCTAGAAATGCCCTCTGTCTATCTGTTAGTTCTTTTGCCATTAGATTTTCTAGCTTTCTTTTGTTTGTAGTCTTGCATTATTCGGGCAATGCGTCTTCTCTCTGCATTAGATATGGCCCCACCACCTTTCATACCAAGTGGTTTCTTAAATTTAGTGGTGGCAGCTGATCTCGCAGTCATGCCTCCCATACGTAAGTCGGGCCTACCTGCTGGATATTCTATACTGCCATCGCCCTGTTTAAAATCTGGATCATCGTCTGGTATGTCTTCAAAGCGCACATTGCGACCAACCAACTTACTTACAAATTTTTCTAGAACATTCATCTCTGCATCTGTAGGCATTGTACCACCTAGTAGATTGTTGTCGCTAGATGTTCGTTCTTTCGCGTCTAGAGCGTCAGGTCTACTACCACTACCTTTGTTTTTAAATATTTCAGTTCTATCGAACGTAGGGTCAACTAATGAGCCTACACCAGATGGTTTTTTAGCGGTGTATTCTCCATATCTGCCAGCAGGTAAAGGTCGTCTATTTATTTGTTTGGTTTTTTCTGTAGGTACAGTTTTATTTAATATTTGAAATTGGTCTTGTGGCCCACCAAATTTCATATTTTTTGGTATTTCTCTACGTCTACTTTTTTGAGCCTTCAACTCATTTATTTGAGTATCAATTCTTTGCTTCTCTGAAAAAGTACGCGCCCTCTTCTTCTTTCGCTCTAACCTATTAATCTGATCATCAATGCTTGACATAATAAGATCTTCCCCAAATAGTAAAAGGCAGGGTATCCGCACCAATAAGGACTACGAACAACCCTGCCGTACCCTACCGTCTGTCCAAACCTAGACCACAACAAACCTCGCAAGAATAAGCATAGCTAGGTTGGCTGGTCTTCTCCCTCTTTAGATTTAAGTATGCCCTTACTATCGGTGTAACCCTCTTCACGCAACAGCTTACATACCTCGCCCAACTTCAAACGCCTACAAGGGAACTTCTCCCGAAGCGCAACCCAAGTATAGTACTCTGTATGTGATGGTAGAGTTAGGGGATCGACTAAGAACCCCTGTTCCATTACGCGATAGAACCTCTCCAGCAGAAACTTACCTGAGTCTGAATATAGTTGTATGGATTTGGTTTTGTTTGTCAAGTTATTTTTTCTCATCGAACTACCTTTTTTACTTGACGAACCTCCTTTTGTATGGTATAACATTCGTTATCGAATGGGGAGGGGTAAATATATACACTAACTCGCAAGTATTAGTTACTATATTTAATAATCCGCGATATGTCAACATTTTGTGTACGAGCCGTGTGTGTGTCTGGTAGTATGCGCCAAAGTGGTTGACACTCCATTTTCCCTATCCGTTGCACACTTCATGCATAACGTACGGAGGAGGGGCGGTGGCCCTTGCCCCGTAGCCTAAAAAAGAGATTTTTTATCCAGCCATTACAAAAACTTATTAATATGCCAGGGTAATAAATGATCGAACAATCGACGCGCTAAAAAAAAAAAAGAAAAACTAATTTGATTATTAGCTATCGATATCTGGCGAATATATCCAACTGATTTATGTGCTATCTATACCCATACCCATATGGGGTACGGTAACGCTTTTCTAGCACGGGCGTTTATTTCGCTTGTTTAAAAATACAAACTGCGTTATCTTTGCTTATCTTTAACTAGTATGGAGTAATACAAACAATGTTAAATGAAGTAACTTATAAAGCAATTGAGGGCGTTCTGTATGACTATGTATGCGGTAACGCTACGTCGTCTGATGTACATAGCACATTAGGCTCACTAGGTTTTAAAGTAGATCTTAGGCGTTGGTATCATAACGAAATTGAGATAACTAATTTTGCTAATACTGAAACACATTTAATCGAAGTTTAATTTAACTAATATAAGGAATACAAATAATGAATAATAACGTAATCACATTAAATAATTTCGCAGTTAATAACTCTACAGTAACTGGTATTGAATGGCCTGAGTTAACTAGTCGTACTGATTTCAACGCTAAGTTAACGCCCATATATGACGCTGTTAGAACGTCTGAATTATCTTGGAATTATGAATATAGAGAAGATAGGCTGGGCCGTTTCGTTAAACGTACCGATAACGGAATTAATTTGGGTATCGTTGGCGCTACGTATGGAGTTGCCGAAAATGCCCCGTTATATGATATGATTAAAGAAGGCGCGGAAAAGGCGCTACCCCGTGAAGCGTTGCGCGATGTTAAATTGCGCGAACAATCATCTCATAACGGGGCATTCACTAAAATTGAATTGACGTTTTCCGGCATTGGCGCGGATATTCGCCAGTTAAGCGGATCTAAAACCCAACTACTATTTAAGGCGGGTTTCACTAATTCGTTTAATGGTAGCGGGGCTATTCGTTTGTATAGCGGAGCCATTGATCTTGTCTGCACTAATGGCTGTACTAGTGCCGAATACCAAAAGAAAGCGGCGCGACACACAAGCGGATTTACGCCCGATATATTCGCAGGATTTATCGAAAAGCAATGTGAGGATTTTCTATTACGTGTCGATACTTGGAGAGCATGGGCGCAAAAGGCCATCACCCCAGATCAAGCGGAAAAGGCGTTAGAAAATGCTGGCATGGCGGGTCGTAAAGTTAAGCTGATGATGCAACAATTTGAGCAAGAAAGCATAGCGCGAGGGCGTAGTGTTTGGGCGCTGTATTCTGCGTTAACTGCGTATAGTAGCCATGCGGATTTATTCCCCGTACGCAATAGCGGGGCATCTGATAACATAGCAGTGACGCTTGATAGTCGAGAACGCGAGGTATCTAGGATTGTTTCAAGTGACGAATGGAGACAACTCGCAGTCGCATAATAAATAAACTAGGTTAATCGGCCCCCTTGATTAATTTCTTGGGGGCCTTTTTTATTGCCTAGTGTTTGGTTTTAATTGTTCGCCCGTTCTTTTTAATTGCTTCAATAACTACACTGGGCGTTTCAAAATTATAACAGATCATGCAATCAATACATTTTTGCCCCGTGCAATTTTGTTCGTTTGTTTTGTGGTCGTATTCCACATTATTAAACACCTTGTGGAAATGCCTAGGCGGGGAATACATAACCTTATTTATAACGGGATTAGAATAAACCAAGATTAGATTGCTAGGTAAATCCATACCATTAGCAAACGCCTTGTGATTATCTTTGTGATACGCGACACGATTAATAATGTCTTTTCGTTTTGTCCATAGCGCAAATGTACAGTGTGGATTTTTACGGGCGATTAAAACTATATTCCTAAAGTGAGTATCGTTTATTAACTCCCCGTGTGCGTTTATTCGCATGAATGCATGAATATAAAAGGGAATATCATCATATTCTAATATGGCTTTTGATAATAAGACGCTGTTACGTTCTAATGCTGGTTGCATATTTTTACGATAGGATTTCAGCATTGTATGAGAATAACAGATTGTACAAATCTGATTATCTTTATTCGAGGCATTCATTTTCTGGCAAAACTCATTAGTTACAGTGTTTGTGCTAATCGCGTGTAACCCGTCTAATTTTCCCGTCATTTTAGATAAATGAATTTTATTATTATCGATTGGCATTTTGTATTGCTCCGATAGATTAAAAAAAAATTATTATCGCATATTATTTTTTATGTGTATACCCCCGTAAAAAAAAAATTAACTCGCTTTAATAATTAACCTCAACCGATTAGTGAACGGAGTGTAACAAAAAAAAATAAGTCTGTCAACTAAAAAAAAAACTTGACAGTTTAACTAGGCTTAGTTATGGTAGGGTATCTTTAATTTTTATATAGGAGACACAAGCAAATGATAAGCTACGGTGATTATTACATTCGTAAGAAAAAATTTGAGGAGGAAGGTAGGAATACTTACCTTGCTGGAGACTTAAATAAATTTACTAGCCAGACATCTGAGTTCATGGCATTTGTAGACAATTACATTAATCAATTGACAACGGATGAGTTAGATATTATTCAGTATGAAGAGTCCGTAGCTTCTTTCAATGGGGGTAATTAGCTAGAGATGACATATAGGATAAAACCTATTAACCCCGTTGCGAGGGCGGTTGCGTATAATCGCCCCCGTCAACAGATAGTCAAACCCAAAAAGGGTAAAGGTGCATACGACAGAAAACAAATTAATAACAACAATAACAACACAAAAGGGAAAAACAAATATGACTTCTTTATTTAACACTGACTATGCTGAGATCAAGGTAACACAAACCATGCTCGACAAGCATATTATAGACGCTAACAAAAGCGTAATTAAATTGTTTGACGATACATACGATAATCTAGAAAACGGTGACGGTGTAGATTTTAAAGGTGAATTTTTTTCTAGTTATTTTATGAACGAAAGTCCACCGAACTTTTATGATAATGTCATCAGCGTTATACGATGTTACAAGGCCAAGACAAGAGGTGATAAACGTATTAGTATTTCTGGCCTTAAAAAATATGCCGAAGCAGGTGATGTTATGGGCATCTTTAAAAGAATAGATGAGCCACAGTATCACAACAGAACGCCCTTCTCCATCGTCAAATTATCTGCATGGGATAATGTTATTGGTGGTATGCAAGACCTGAAGAATGCTCTCGCTGATGATGGTTTGATAAAATCAGATGAGCCTGACTAGACGCCAAATACAACAGCAGTTAGAGCAAAACTCTATACTGGAATTTATCTGGCACTCTGCCAAGGCTAATCCTAAATGGACTATGCGTACCGCTAAGACACTAGCAGATATGCATGGGCTAGATCCAAAGCAGGTGTATAGCCTTGGTCGAGAGGCCAAATATAAATCTAGTTATAAGGCTAGAGATTGGGATATACTTCAAGCAAAAGTTAGGCAGTGATTATGGTGATACAAATTAAGCGAAGTGAAAAGAATGCCCACATATTAATTAAGTTAGAGGGCGAGGCAGATAAGTTAAACGACAAGGGCGTAACCTATCGAGAGCAGTTACTTGACGCACTGGAGAGTAACTTAAATCTAAGGCGTGAGGTTCTTCGTCTGGTGCGAGATCAAGTCTCCCCATTAAAACCTATTGACAATCAATGTGGCTTGTGATATACTTAATCTAATTAAAACACAAACAA